CTATTACGATTCCACAAGGATGTAGATGTGACAGGCGGAACCTGGTTCAAACCAATGGTTGACTCCGCGCTTGAAGTAAACGATACACCAACCGGAGTATCTGGCGGCATTCATATGCTATCCTGGTTTTTAGAGCCGGGCTCTTATGTGTTTGATATGCCAGCTAACTTTGGTATGCAAGGTGAGAATATTCACTCACTCGCAGACGGCAACTACGGTATCGAATGGGCCTTTACTGCACAATCTTTGACGGCAGGTCAAAGCGCGGACGTCTCATTATCGCTCTCGTGGATTGACATTGGAGGATAAACGGCTACCGTTTATGTCACAATGAATGAATATAACATATTACAACAACGAGTGGGACTACTGGGAATTATACCACAAAGTCACGTTTGATGGTGAGAACCGACTCGTATATGTCAATGAGGGCGTCACCGAACTAAACATCAGACAAGATGTTTATTCAGCATGGAAAGAATGGGTTCAAATCAGAGACCACGCCCAATGGATTCAAGCACTAAGAACTACAGGTGGTGACCCGATTGGTGGTGGGCAGTTCACTGGTGACTACTACTTCTTCGTAAACAACTGGAAGATGGTTATCGATGGTGCCATCTTCCTTGATGGTAATCTGTTCTCTGATGATTTCCCTAACCCATACGTGACAGTAGATAACGCACCATTGGCTATTAACCGCGTATCTTCACTATCAACTCTCATCAACGCTGGCGGTGGCGGTGGAGATACCTGTCCAACTGCGGCTGAAATTAGGCAAGAAATTGATGCCAACTCAACTCAGCTGGCAACAATTAACAACACAACTAATACCATTAACAATAAGATTGATGGTATTACTACAACAATTAATGATATCGATACCACGACGCAGGCTATTGATCTTACAACACAGAATACAAATGCAACCGTTGATACGATCAACACGACAACACAAGACATCCAAAATACTGTTAACGATATTGATACATTGATCAATTCTGGAGCGTTCCCAACGCTTGGACAAATCACCGATGCTGTTTGGAATGCTGCGTTGTTGTCATACACTGATTCCGGATCAGCAGGATTCATGGTATCCGCAATCCTGTCTGCCGTTGTCGACGCTAACACCAAGGCAGATGAAACAAAGCTCGTTGTTAATAATATTCTACTTCTTGTGGATGAAATCCTTAAATACGATAGAAATAGAACAAGGATTGATAAGACTGCTAAGACACTGACAGTATACGACGATGATGGTGTAACCCCAATTCGCGTATTCAACCTGCTAGATGGTAGTGGTAACTTGAGTATTGAAGAGGTGTGTGAGCGAGATCCTGGTGCGGCTTCACCAACCTCATACCCGCATACGTTTAGCGGCGATTTTAGCAATGAATTTGAATAATAGGAGTCCATTATGGCTACAGTAAGAACCGAATCATACTTACAAAATAACGTATTCCAAGATGGGCAACCTGAGGGGTCGATCACCGCTGCTGATATGAGAGACTTCGTTGAGTCTGCAAAATATTTGTCCGCTCTTGGTTGGCATTTTTTGTATGATAGTGACTATGCAACAAGTGGTGCTGCGAGAACGATATTGGATGGGCAGCGCACGCAACTAACAATCTCTCCCAACCCAAGCGAAGATTTGCGGTATCCACCAGATTTTCCCGACTGCTGGGATCCGATTACTGACCGATTGCAACCATTCTCATTAAATGGTTTTGGTATTATTCGTCTGTCTTTGGTTGCTTGGGCGGATACTCCGAACGCACGGTTTGATGTGGAGTTCGATATTAGTGCAACTGGTACCGACAATACGATTTATGACCAAACGAGTGTGTTTGCTAAGGGCACTGGGGTTGGTAATGCGCAGCATTTCAATTACGTTATTCCTATTTTCTGCGGTCAACCTTTTGTCGACAACGGAGGTAGATTCTACATCACGCCGACAGGAAGCGACATTAATATCTTTCAAACAACCCTAACAACAGGAATGACCCTGGTTCCAAATCCAGCGGGACCTGGTTAATGGGGTAATACATGATTACTAACGTAGCCGGAGGCATTATAACCAAGGGCCTTGGACGGCCTGCATGCGCCGGCATGATTGTCAATTGGTTCAGTCTTGCGTTGGCTATTGGTATCGAACCACCTCCGGCTGGTGGCGGAGGTGGAGGTGGTGGTCCGTACCCAGGACCAGCTTGGAACGTAATGCCTCCTGGTGGAGTTGCGAACTTCTACAAGCCGTATTCGCCAGATCAACAGATGGAGCTGGTTAATCTAAAACAGAAGACAAAACTGTTTTATATTAGAATCAAGCTTGGTGAGCGACAGGTTGAGAAGATGTATGAGGTAACAGAAAGACGAGCAGATATGATTGCGCGTGTAATCAATGTCGCCGATAAAGCACGCAGTAAGTTCAATGTTACGATTACAAACTTACGTAGAATGGCACCATCAATCAGCGATTTCCGCAAGGTTGCGTCGAAGTTGGTTGTGTCAGTTAAGAGCATAAGACGCAAGAAGTAACGCATAAATACTGAATACATTTGGGGAATTACATGAGCGAATCGTTGATCATCACCACAAAGAAGGATAACACTCTCGAGTTCGAGGCGGAAGTCCGTGGTGTTAAGGACCCAAATATGAACGTGCAGTTTGTCATACAAGCGGGAACAATGAACTTGGCATTCCCAGCTAAGCACGAAAAAGAACAAACGTGGTCTGTAACGATTCCAGCAATGGACTTCCTTGAACACAAGGAATACCCATTCATGATTACGGTTGATCTTGAAGGATATCACTTCGAGCCTATGACAGGAGAACTAACAGTTGTCGGCGAGATGAAACCGGTGGTATCTAAGCCAAAGCCTGTGTCTAACGAGAAGAAGGAAGAGGCAAAGAAGGAAGAGCCTAAGCCTGAACCAAAGAAACAGGAAGTTAAGGAAGAGCCTAAGAAAGAAGAGAAGGTTGAAGAACCTAAGAAAGAAAAGAGCGAGACGGTTAAGAAAGATGACAAGATCAATAAGACCGTTGAGAGTATTATCCAGCGTGAAAAACTGCGCAAGTCACCCAAAGACGTGGCTGTTAGAAAAGTGCTTGGTGAGTTCAAAGCCGCTCCAAAGAAGGAAGAAGTTGAACCACCAGTCACCATGGAAGATGTGCTGGCTCCATCAGAAGAAGAGCAGCAACGTGCAGCCAAAGAGGCTGCAATTAGAGCCATCTTAAGTCAAGTTGGAAAGAAGAATTAAGTTACAATTCGCACGTCTTTCAGTGCAATAACCGACTTCATTAAATGTTTGCACACCCCTGGTGTCTGTTTGGGGTTAACAGGAGGACGTGTCATCGTTCTACGTTGATACGGAGGAGGCGGATTACCATATAAGCTATCATCTCTGTTGTTATATGCAGCAAACCGATAGTAAAAATCTAAACAATTGCAGCTTACCTTAACCGTACTTTTGTTGAGAGGAATAGGCATGATGTGATATTCTTCCCCATCCACAGCTGTGAATGATGTATTATCAGACTGGTCTGAATCTTCATATATCACATCTGAAAATAAGATTGTTGGTTGGTATGGAGAAGTACCACCATCCACTGTTAGTTTGGCTGTTAAGGTTTGTGATTCTCTTGATGGAACCAGCTCAACCTTGGATATCCTTACTTGATTAACAGCATTTTGTCTCTCTTGTGAAGGAGGTTCAAAGTTTAGCGTTTGGCGTTCGAGATCAACGTATGTTGATTCATCCAACTGTGCTATCTGTTGGAGTATGCGTGCGCCTCTAATCAGCAGAACTGTTTTCGTCATCTAAATCCTTAACCTTTTTAACGCGACTGAGAATAGTCTGTTTCCATTCTTGGTATTTATCGTGCTTTTTAACGGTGCCCTTAATGCGATATTTCCTTTCAGGTTCCATTCCTGCATTGCTGGTATTGGCGAACCAAATTAAGGTATGTCCATCGTCGGTTAAGAATCTGTGAATGTGCACAGTACCATAATACCCTTCTGTGTGGCGAATGGATACCACCTTTACGTTAGTCTCAATCTTATCTCCAACATTCCCGTACCACTCATTAACCTTCTTATCGGACTGGCTAAGCACTAACTGTTCCTGAGCGCGCTTATGTGCTGCAACCAACGATACCCAATACCCCAGCATCTTGGCAGGAACGTCGCTTGCTTGCCTGATTATCTTCAGGTTGTGCATATACTCGGAATTATTGTTCTCTTGGGTATCCAACCAAGCAATGGCTGCATCAGCTTCTTCCTTCCATTTTGGATCGGAAGTGTTGTAATGGTCATGTAGACGACGATAACGAGCCACAGCTTCCGCATCCCGTCCTGGCTGTAACAATTCCGACACTGTATATACAGTGGGAGTTCGATCTCCACCACCAGCGCTTCGAGGCGTCCATCCATCTTTTTCAATAACTGCAGCGGTGAGCGCCAATACTCGAACAGGATCATATGACCACGATGACCATCCTCCACCACCGCCCCAGTTGTTTTCATCAGCCAAGGACTTGGCAAACTTGAATAAGGCTTGAAGAGCTTGGACGGCGCGAGTTGGGTCGTGTCCGAGGAAATCTCGAAGACACATACGACCAACTTTCATATAATCGCCATTATCGTGGCGAAGAACAAATGTCTCGTTGCGGTTGCGGATCTTATTGCAGTGATCACACACTGGTTCTACATTAAAAAATTGTTGAGGGATCGTTTGACCAGGAACAGTGTTGACTACAACTTGCCCCGGAATCGAGACGTGATCTAATGTCCCAAGGAATGTCCATCCGGCCAACTTGGGTGGTTCGCCTTCCAGACGAAACGTATGAATCTGAATTTTTGGGACTTCGACGTCAGATAGTCCTGCAGTATCTTTATACCGTGGATCCTTTACCTGCTTTGACCCCATTTCTATGACTCGGACTGGGGCTACACCAAGCTTGGATGCGCGCTTGTTAAGCTTCTCTAAGCGTGTGTGAAACTCGTCCAGACTCCATTCTGGAATGTCGAATACATTGTCCTGTGGCTCTTGTGGATTCGTTTCTTCTACGATTAGATCCCTAAGTAACATGATGGTCTCCTACACGATCTTGAATTCAATAATATAGTTGGAACTAACGATTTTGTTCGGAAGTAGTTGGTTCACAGGAAATTGTTGGTCATCTATTAATGCTGTTGTTTTATCATCAGCAATAACAACCACCCTTCCGACAAATCTACCATCTGTTGTCTTCGTCACTATTCGTTTAGCATCCATTAACATATTTATGGATGGAATCTATATTACCCTAACCAAAACTCATAGGCAACGGATCACTTTCGCCGTCAAACGTATCAATATCATCATCTGACCACTCTTCATTGTCGTACCCGCTGGCATATAACTTATCAAATGCTTCCTGATCATATGATGCGATTTCTTCAACTAAACGAATAACAACAAGAACAGCAGAAATACAGTCAGATGTGCTGCCCGTTTGGTGGTCATATGAACCACGCTTTCTTGTAAAGGTCTTTAACTCTTTCAGCAACACAGGAGATCGGATCTTTAGCGTGTCGCGCTCAATCATTTCACGTAGATTTACGCACGCTCTCATTTTTGTTCTAGAAACTGTAGTCATGCCACGTCTGTTACGACCAGATTCTGATACGAACTCGGCGTTAGTGTTTTGGTCTTCGTCCGCCTCGAACAACGAGATGATACCTTCGCCAACACCATTATTTTCAACAGAGAAGTATATCGTTGTGTCTTTCTTGTCGAGGTATATTAGAATGTTCTTTAGTACACGATAAGCTTCGTTTGTTGACATCGTGTTAGATCGATATTCACCAACCTGGACCATTGCGGGGAATTCGAAAATAGACATAACAGTAAAGTCTGAACCCGATCCGGTTGCTGGATCGACACCAATCAAATATGTGTGCCCAGTTTTTATATCATCCCAAAACACGACCGAATTGTCGATGATAAATTTTGGTTTGACATCTTTTAGTTCGTTGGTAATTTGTTGTAGTGTTAGGGATTTAATTAGCAATGCGTCGGAACTCAGGAACTCACATTCGTATTCCTGAAGCCACTGTCTCTCACCAATTCGTCCAATTTCTTCTTCCTTGAACTTTTCGTCACGACCAGGAGGCTGATCCCAATATACACGCAGCGGAATGAATCCGTTAGCATCTACTTCTGCGCCTCTCCATATTTGAGCAAAAATGTTGATGTCGCCATTTGGTGTAGATGTCATAATACAAGAACCACCAGTAGATAGTGTTGGTGAAATGGAAGACCAAAACTCTTCCTGAATCGCAGGTTGAACGAATGCAAACTCGTCAAGATACAATAGAGAGATAGAAAGACCACGACCTGAATTCTCAGATGTTGCCTCAGATATAATTCTTGTTCCATTATCAAAGCCGATCGCGTGCTTGTTGTATCCATCTTCTTGAATACCAGGCTTAAGCCAATGCGGTAAGTTTTCATATGCGAACTTGATGCGGTGGATCATTTCCATAGCATTGCTGTTCTTGTTAGATGCGATTAGAACTGTTTTATCAAAATTGAAGATTGAATACCAAAGAATGAATGCACCTGATGTTTGTGACTTACCCGTCTGTCTTGCTGACAGCACAACAACATATCTGTTGTCCTTATACGCACGTATCATGTCTTCCTGATAGTCGTACAACTTGAACGGAATGGCACCTTTAATTGGATGTTGGATTTTTACGTACTTCCTAATGAAATACACAGGATCCTCAGCACACCGTTTCAACTCTTGGAGCTGTTCGTAGGTGAACTCAACAGGCGTATTCGCCTTTTTTAAATTAGGGTTACGAGCGCGTGCCATAAAAATATTTATGGGCTATTTTTTAGGGGTTACCAGACGTATCCTCTGTATCATCTTCTTCTTGTTGGTATTTTTCCTTGAGAAGATTCTTCAGCATGTCGTTTCTATCCGCAACAATCAAGTTATTATTGACGGTTTTTGGTCCGGCGGCCTTGACTTTGGTAATTGAAATCTTGTCTTTGTGTTGTTTCAAAGCTGCTTTGTCACGAGCTGCAGCAAGGGCTGTGTTTAAATACTGGATTGCAACCTCTTCGTTCCGAGCACGATATTTTGGTTCTATGGACGATACGGTTTCAGATGTAGTTTCAAATGCTGTCATTGCAACATCATAAACTTCCTGAAACTGCTCTTCAATTTCATCATCCTTTGGATCGTATTCCTCACATGGCGTTCGCTCTGTTGGAACCATTTCAGTCGTTGGAACAATAGTAGTACCTGGCTCTATATCAAGAACCTCTTCCATCGGATGGTCTTTTTGATCATAACTCACAACATACCTTGACATATATCCTACCTATACAAATGCTTTTCCGTAACAACCCGGAACTTTATATTGTATTTATCACAAAATTGTTGGCAGGCTTTCCATTTAGCTTTGTTTATTTCCCATTGAATCGTTTCATATAGCTGTGTTTTCTTATTCTTCCCTACTCGCGTCGGACGACGAGCCTGAGCAGCTGGTTTAACTTCAATGATTTCTTGTACTACTTGACCTTGTCTATTTTTTATCTCTATCCAAAAATCAGGATAGTATGTGTGCACTTTACCGTCTGTTGGTTTGATGTAAGGAATCTTTACTTCCTCTGATGCCCATCGAAGAACGTTTGGATTATTATCCAAAAATTGCATGAATTCGAATTCCCAAGAAGAGAGGTATCGGATGTTGCGGATGTTGCCTACGTACTTCTCGGGATTACGAGGAATATACCGTCCCTTCATTGTATTTCTCATGCATTTCCTCTACCACCTGTGGCTATTGGGTCAAATGGTGGAATGCCAGGCAAGTCTGGAGCAATATTATTTATATTCAGACGATTTTGTTCATCCTGGGTTACACGATCGAGGTCAAATTCCGCAGCAAAATTTGTCGTCTTTAACATATCTTGTGCTGTTGGAGCATTATCCGTACCACCTGTCTTATTAGAGGTACCAACCCCTCTTACGTCTCCACCAAAGTTTGGCCTGATTGGATTCAACGTCCCATCACCACCCGCTGGGCTCGTTAGAGTGACGATATCAAAATCCTTATCCTCATAATTAAGAGCATAGTTTGGATTAACATACAGCCCATCATACGCAAACTCAATTGACATCTCTGACCCAGCACCCGACTCCATCATCGTTAAGTCATCAAGGTTCATTCGTAGTATTTTTGGATGATAGAAATTATATACGTTCATCAATCGACCATATTCAAATATATGAAACAATCGAACTTCCGACAAAATGTTTTCAACACCACCATCCAGTGCACCCAAGGAAGCTGCACCTTCAAACATTGTAGTAGTTCCCTTACCAGCATTATCTCCAAATGTTGTTCCCTTTACGGGATTACGGTCCATACTTCTATTTTGATATTCTGCAACAGAGGTGTTACCTGTTATGTTAGCGATTGGACTCATGGCACGTAGGTAGGCTGTATAAAATAAGTTAGCGTTGTTCTGATTGTCGTCATAAAACGTTAAAGTCATTGGCGGATATATTGTACGCTTTGGAACTCTTGTTCTAAAATTGTACATGTTAATCTCATCATACTCAAATTCAACAGTCGGACGAGTACTTTGTTTAACAACAAATGCCATATCTTTACCAATATTTTGCCACAACTGATACGGTTGGCGAAATTTGATATCTAACACGAACAAAAACTTCTGTTTCGGAGCCATGCGAATCAAGTCCATCGCATATGGAGAAGCTCCGCAAAGTTTTAGATCGCGCGCTGTCTCAGATGGCGGTGGTGTAAATATTCCCCTTGCTAGTTTCTCTAGATTCTGAAAGTCTTGTAGTGCTTCAGGGATATCACGAAGTTCAAAATTTCCCTGTTTGACTCGTTCGAAAATTGCCTTACCTTGTCCGAATGCTCGGTTAGCAACACCCGGATTAAGTCCTTGAACTTTCTCAACAGCGTTTCCAAGACCTACCGTATCCAATACGACATTAGCACCATTATTCACGGCATCGAGCGCTGTGTTGGCAATTCGTCCTAGTGTAGTGTTGAATAGTTCATCACCTTCTCGTCCTGGTACAACACTACGTCCTGTCCTCACAGCATCTGATACGCTGCTTAGCGTGCGCAATCCTTCACCAATTCTTCCACCACCTACGCTATTAAGGACTTCGAGATCGCCAGCCTTTCCAAGAGCACTAAAAAAATCACGCTTCTTTGTGGCGGCTGTTAATCCCTTTTTGTTGGTGTCACAGTTGGTAACTAAAAATGTGCGTGGATCTAGGGCCATGGTATCTCCTTGTATTGGGTATTTATACTTGTGGACCAAGCATAAAAAAGGCGGGCACGAGGCCCGCCTTTACCACTTCCGTGTGGATTAAATGGTTTAGCCGATGCGGCCTGCACCGCCTAGTGCAACACCCTGACCCTGGTTGTAACCACCAACATCTTGGCGGGCATGATCAAAGCGGATGTTCAGGTTTATCGTCACCTTATCAGAAGACGAGAAATCTAGGTCGGTGTAGTCAACTGACTGGAACCAGCATCCTTCAACTGTCCACTTTTCAATTACCTGCTCGTTACCATCCATCATATCCAGATATGTTACGAACTTGTAAAGTGAACCTTCACCAGCAGCTGCCAACCAAGGGCCCTCAGCACCAATTAACCACTGCTGCTTCTGTAACTGCTCTTGAATTACCTGTGTTGCGGTACCAGACACATCGTCTTCTACTGTAATAGCCATTGGCTCCCAGGTGTACTTACCACCAACCCATGCGCGAGATACATAACGGTCGAGCTGGACTTCTTCGAAGTTGACTGATGGACGGGTTATTGTAATTGCCTGCATGCTGACAGGTTGTGAATCTACACCGCCACCAAGGTTAGCGAAAGTTACGCGCCAACGATGCTTTAGTTTCGGTTGTAGAATACCTGTACCTACTCCAGGAATGCCGATATCATTAATTGTTGCCATATCAAATTGTCCTTTGTTATTCTACCGTTATTTATAAGCTATAACAGCTTAACCCTTAAATCTCTGCACCTGTTGCAACAATGCGCATTGGGATGTAGATGAATTCAGCAGCCTTAACTGGCTTAAGTGCTACGTCAATATACATCTCGTTGCGATCAATGCGATCTGGTGTGTTATTTGACTCATCACAAACCGTTGCGAAGTCATACAAACCACGCTTGACAACCAAGTCTCCCAAGAACCCGTCAACAACTGCCTTCAGATTGTCTCGTGTGAGCTGATCGTTTGGCTGGAAGACGAAGCTTAGTGTGTTACGACGAAGCTGGCGCTTGATATACTTGATAAGACGGGATACGTTGACACGATCCATCGCACTTGCTGCTGGAGCTGATGTCTTCTGTCCCCAAACCAAGAAGCCCTGGCCTGGGAAGAACACTAGTGGGTTGATATCGCCGCCGGCTGCATACTGATACATTGCATCGCGCTGACCTTGGTTCAAGTTAACCTCCACAAATGTTGTTGGACCACCAAGGGTTCCAGAGACATAACCCAGTGCTGACACACCGGTGATAATACCGCGGCGGACGCCCGCTGGTGCAAACCAGAGGAACGAAACACTGTCACTAAATCCGATTGTGCGAGCTGCAATACCCGAAGCTGCTCCAACTACGTTCTTGCCGTCAAGATTCGTTGTTAGTGCCCATGGATAGTAGTACGCAACGTGTGTTGACCGCTGACGAGATGAAGAAGCACCCCAACCTGTGGATGGGTTTGTAATACCATCAGGCGAGAAGCAGCAAGGAGTATCAGCGATAACAAGAGCCTCGTCTTGAATATCTGCTACAAGAGCTAGCATCTCATCCACACACTCAGGATAACCTGGGCAGAGGATCAAGTTGTAGTCGAAGTTCTCAGAACGAATCTCTGTGTTGCTTACGATTGCTGCCTGTAGAGCTGTTGTAATAGCAACTCGACGGGCTGCATCGTTTGCACCAAGGCTTGTCTGGTTTAGGAACTCACGTGTTAGCTTGAAGTCATCAGCTGCTGCTACGAGAAGATCGCCACCTTCCTGAGAAGTGAACTCGCCGGCCATTGGGCTACCACCTGGGAAGCCTGGGAACTCGGAAATGTTGTTGGCGATGTAATCAAGGCCGGAGAATGTACCGGTTGCAGGATTGCTGAATCCGTTAGCGTATACGTTCAAAGGAACATTTGGAGACCCAAGGTCTGCCAAGAAGTCTGCCTGAACGTTGACGAACGAATAAGAAGCGAACAAATCGATTGTCGCCTCGTCGACAAGTGACAGATACTCGGCTGGTGTTACACTTACCTTGTATCCAGGATCACTTGGAATTAATCCATTCTCTGTGTTGTATTCTTGAATGAAAGCTGTGATCAGGTTCTCAAGAACCACTTGAGCTTCCAGTACCTTACGATCCCACAACGATGTGATGCTGTCAAAGTCGTCGTCCAGGTTGACGTTTGCGCGGACCACATATGCTCGGTTACCAACTCCAAGGAACTGGTTTACGGCGAGCAGACCATATTCGTTACGAGCGTCGCCATGGTGCTGTGCACCTGTTGCTTCGTCTTCGAGGAATCGTGGGATTCCGTATAGCTGAGTGCTCTGCTGGAGTGATGTTACTGTACGAACAACTCCAAATTCATATGTTCCCTCAGCTGGGGTTAATCCATCAGGCCGTGTCTTTTCATCGGCAGTAGCAATGAAATACAATGGAACGGTTGGAGCGGATGCAGGGATGAAAAAGCTCTCATCCGTTACGGTTACGCTCACGCCTGGACTTACTAGTGTTGCCATACTCAAATCTCCTTAGATACTAAAATAGAGGTTTTGCTACCACATTACGTATGCTGTATTTATATTATGGGTACATCTATCCCGTGATTTTTAAGACGACTCATCCGTTTGTTCGAGATCTATATCATCGAGAGTGAATATTTGTTCATATTCGACCCCCTGCTCATCTAATTCCGCCACCATATCAAAGGATGTTTGCGCAGACTGGCTAACTGCTCCCACGCGAACATATATGTCTTTGATGTACCGCTTATGCACATCCGATGGCACACTGATCCATATAGGAATGTTAAAAAGTAGCGTGGTTTGAATGATTCGACGATCTGTACCGATAGGAACGTTTTCTTCGAACCTCATATTCTGCAATTCCACGCGGGTTAGTCGAGTCCAGTCAAACAAATCGTCTGTAGACTGTATAACTAGGTCTGGATCAAATATCATTGCTATTTGCTCGATGATTTGATAATGTTGGTCTTGATTACTTGCCCAAATGCCGAGCTCTACTTCCATGGTATACGGCACTGGCATTCTTTGCTGGACGACATCAATATCATCAGGAAACAATCCACCCGAGGGCATTCTTGTTTGTCTGCGTGACCCCGCAACACCCTTACGACGGTCAGGGTCCTGTGTTAGGTTCATTACCTGTGCGCTAAACATAGGGAGACGTAATGGCTTATTGCGAGTGTTCTCGCCTTTGATAGCGGCGACAACACGGTCCTTACTAGCATTCGCAATGGGTACAGGGACAAGCCGTGGTTCTGTATCTTCATTCCATCCAACACGCACCTGCATCCCCGCGAATATGGCCATAAATTGGACCAAATATCGCCTCATCTGTTCATTATAGTAAAACTCTCGTTGTGCTGGCATTAGTACCCTCTTTATGTGTTATCTGTGTGATTTCTTCGAGTTGGTGACACCAAGAACTCTTGTAATGTTGGTTTGTCAGGGTCATATTGGGCTCTACGATCTGTCTCAAGATAGATCCAACGTCCCTTGCTTGAAGAATATCTATACAGACGAGCAGGAATGTCTTTAGACAGTCCTGTGTAGGTTAGTCTGTGATAATCACCATGGGATGGTTCTTCGGGATAGGAATCACCTTCCGTGAAAGGCATATTGTTAGGAGGCATTGCATCTTCCACATACAGTCCTTGAGCATTTAACCCAATACGTTGCAAATGTGGCAGTCCTTGAGCCTTAGCTGCATCAATCTCTTCCTGCTCCCATTGACGGATCGTACTAGATCCTTCCGCTCCTTTCTCAGGAGTGTTGTCTTTTGCTTCTGCTTGTGCTGTTTGGCTGGCATCAAAGTAATCTTGGAAGATGGCATCATTTCCATCGTTCCTATCAACCAACCCAAGACCATCAGGTACCTCATTTTCAGCAAGGTCACCAAATATGTCTTGCGTTTCTTGTGTGAATAGTGCAGGCTGTAGAGTTACGGAAAGTAACGTTGGTTGCCATCCAGGAGTGTATCCTTGGGTACTCCAAGTAACGTCAGTAACTTCCATCCAACGAAGGATACGCCGCATCTCTGCTGAGTACTGAGCCTCGCTTGGAATCTCTACGATGTCACCAATAACCAATGGGCGGCCAAGAATAGCAACAGCGGACGAAAATCCAATCTGTGCTGTTACTGTTAGTCCTCCAACATCAATACCAAACTTGGATAGTTCTGTTTGTGCCTCAACCAACTCGTAGGAAGCTTTGACAACTAATGGTTCATCAGCATAATCTCTATCTCGGTTTTCTAGGAACACTTTATCTTGCACATTGTCTATGTTTGTAGCAAGATAATCCGGATACAACTTAAGAGCGACTACTTCCCACGAATCCGTTGGACCGCCATTAAACTCTACTGGACGAATTCTCCAGTAACGAGAAGGAACAGATGAGCGCATTAGCGCTGTGTTTAAACAATCATCATCTGGTAGAGTTACAATACCAACACCATACCATTTTTTGCCATCATCGGATCGTTCTAAGCGAACTCGCTTTGCTCGATAGTTTGGATTAGATGATTGTTTAATGGCAAATGCTGTAATGTGTTTGCGGATACTTGTGTCGATTCCATACACGCGGCGGCTTTGGTCTACTGTTTTAATTTCACCAAAGTCATAACCAATATATGCGGAAGGAAGGATGGCTGTCCCCTTTTGTATAGAGCGCCACCTGCTTGTGAATTTATTAAATGCGTTAGCTGCAGGAAATCCAGGCAAATCCCCGTTAGACATCGCTGTGCCTTGTCCGACAGCATCCACCAACTTCCCTTGCTCGTGAACGCCTAATAGCTTATAGACGTTAAATGTAGCCGCAGCTATACCCAATGCTTCATTGACAATACCATCTATAAAGCAATTCTCGTTGCCTTGTTCAAGCGACCAGATATTGCATGATGGATCGGAAATTGGAGGGCAGTAACCCTTACCATCGGTACGCTCTACACATTGCCCATCTTGTGTTACTGTGCGGCCACCAGCGGTATTTCCTTTGGATGTTTCGTTAGGAGGAATTACTCCAAAACAATCTTTTGTGTCATTGCAATCTGTCACATTTACATCCTATCCTGATCTTCCTGATCTTGTAATAGCAATTCCCTTGCTATGTTGTGAACTAATACGATCAACTCTTCGCTACTAAGGTTGTGTTCCTGTGCGACGCGCTCGTAGTCTTCGGTTGTTGGTTCTTGATTATCCAATATGAAAGAGACAACACCCGTATAGTCTTCTGCATCGGGTGTTTGATCATCATAATCATCATCATACTCTTCACATTCTTCCTCAGAAGCCCTACGATTCATTAAATCTCGCAATGGATTAAAACGACGATCAGGGACAACATCATCGGGTTGTTCTGTTGTTGATTGGATAGGTGTATTTGGTGGACTTACTGGTCCACCAATAGGACGCATGAAAGGATCCATTTCCATCAAAGACTTTAAAATTGCCATTACTATTCTCCAATTAACCGATGATGAAGGTAGTATGTAGACCAAGATCCTCTGGATCTGCTGCTACGTAATCATCTATCTCTTCAATCAGCTGTTGTTTTAGTTCTGTTGCTTGTGAAATTAACTCACTTGCATTTAGGGTAATGCCACCACCTGCTCCAGGAAGTGATCCAAACTTACCACGAATGTGTGCAAGCATTAACATAGCTTCTGCTAATGCCCAACGACGAATCCAGTTCCTAGACATTCTATCTGTCATTAACTCTTGCTCAGTTCGTTCGACTGTGCAATCCAACATCACTCGCTCTTGGCGAACAAACGAGGTATAAAAGTTTAGCTTTCTGTTAGACTCGTTCCACTGGAAGGTTAGTCGGGTGGCAAACAAGTGCTCCATCTGCTCGACGTATTGTGAGATCAAGTGAAAGCTAGTCAGGTCATACGTACCCATATTATACAAGTGTTGTAATACGATCTGTCCATACACGCCAGCACCGTGAGCTGTGCTCAAGAATGCTGAGGTAAATCGACGAGCAGATGCAATATTGATAATCTTGTGGTATCCTTGGTTTCTGTTAGACATAATGTACTCTTGCTGGCCTGGAATAATATCCAAGAAGAAGAATCCACGAGTATATGCTGCAGAGCTTCGTTGTCTAAACACTTCAAGAGCTAGTCGAATAGCTGTATCAATTTGGTGGTTTTCCAACTCAACTGTAACAATCGGATGTCCAAGCTGTGTTCGAATGCTGTTTGCTAGCTCTCTGCGCTCATCCGGAGAACCATCTGTTCCAACTCCCATCTCCATATAGGAAGGTACAGAAGATACCCCATCAGCACCATATGTGTGGGTTTGAATTCTTACTTCGCCTGTAAGGTTTGTAAACAAGAACTCATCTTCTGGTATATCAGATACGAAGAAATCTGGTTGTGAATTTCGATAAATGCTTCCTGGAAGTTCTTGG